GTTATATATACATATATGGAATTGACTCCACAACATTATTCTATTATGGCAAGTAAATTAAAAAGTGATTCTAAAGAAAAACTTATAATAGAGGTTGGATAAGATGAAATACTTGGGTGTTGATATATCTAGTAAAAGTACAGGTTGGGGNTTAATTGATGGTGAAACATTGATTGATTATGGTAAAATAAATCCAACAGGTGTAATGACACAAGCACAAAAATTAAATTTATTTGATGTTGAATTGAATAAAATAATCAAAAAATGTAATCCTGATTTAATTGCAATCGAAGATGTTGTTCATGTTAAAGCAATAAATACCACTAAAGTTTTAGCTAGATTTAATGGTGTTGCTATTAAAACGGCATATTCTTTTAATAAAAAAGATCCACTGTTAGTAGAACCTAGTAAGTGGAAGAAATATCTTGAAGGTTGTACAGGTTCAGCAAAAAAATCTGAGATTCAATTATCAATATGTAAACAATTTAATTTATTATCTAAAGATAAAATTAAATATTATTCAGATAAAATTGATAAATCATTTTCAATTTTAACAAAAAATATAGATAATACTAATATAAAAGATATAAGAAAACAAATAGCAACAGCAAAAAGAAAAAAAGATGCTATAAAAATAAAAGAATTACAAAAAACATTAAAAATATTACTTAGTGAAATGAATAAATTAAAAAAACAAAATAAACAGTTGTTTGCTTCAGAGATGTCTTCAATTTCTATGGAAATATATACAGATTGTGGATTAAATGAAGATGAAGCAGATTCATTAGGTGTTGCAAATTATTTATATTTAATTGATAAAGGAGAAATTAATGGCTAATTTAAATGGATTTTTTGAAGTTGAAGAGCCTAAAAAAAGAAAAAAGATATTAATATTTGATTTTCATAATCTTGTTTATAGAAGTATTTTTGTTGCAGGAAATGAATTTAGACAAAGAAGAATCCAAACAATGGTTGGTGAAAATCCAGTGGATTTTACAAAAGATGATATGTATCTATATTGGAAATCTTTAGTTTTGAATGGTCTATTGTATGCAATAAAAGAAAACCAATCGGACAAAGTTATTATTGCTAATGAATCTAAAAATAATTGGAGAAAAGATTTTTATTCAGAATATAAAGCCACAAGAAAAAAAGCAAGAGAAGATAGTCCTATTGATTTTGATGAATTTTTCCCAATATTAAATGAATTTATAATAGAACTAAAAGATTTATTTAAAAATGTTTATTTTATACAAGTTGATAGATGTGAGGGGGATGATATAATTGCAGTATTGACTAAAAAATATGGTAATAATAAAGAATATGAAATTGAATTAATATCAACAGATAAAGATTTTGTTCAACTTCAAAAATTTGATAATTTTAAACAATTTACACCAATTAAAAAAGAATATTTAAAATCTTTAAATCCTAAAAGAGATCTTGAGATTAAAATTTTAACAGGTGATAAGAGTGATAATATTCCTAATGTTAAATATAGATGTGGTGTTAAAACAGCAGAAAAAATGATAAACGAAGGGTTAACTGAATTAGAAACTGATGAAGATATAAGAAAAAATTATATAAGAAACAAGAAGATTATTGATTTTGATTTGATCCCTGATGATATACAAGATTCAATTATTAAAGAATATGAAAATTATGATATTCAACCATTAGATGGTGCAAAAATTTGGGAGTGGTTGGATGGTAAGTTTCCAAAATTATATGAAGATTGGAATATATTTTTTACAGTAATGAAAAATCTATCATAAATTATGAGTTGGTCACAAGGGTATTATAAGGTTATCAATAGAAATAAATACCTTGGTACAATGGATAAAAAATATAATTTAACCAATGCAGATCCTTTTTATAGGTCTAGTTGGGAAAAAAGACTTATGTATAAGTTTGATAAAGATCCTAATGTATTGAGATGGGGGTATGAAAATATTATAATACCTTATACTAATTATGATGGTAAAGTTCATAGATATATTATGGATTTTTATATTGAAGCATTAGATAAGAATAATAATGTAAAAAAGATTCTTATTGAGGTTAAACCAAGAAAAGATGGTGAACCACCTAAGAAACCTAAAATAAAAAATATTAAAGCTATGAATAGATATATGTATGAAGCTAAAACATATATTACAAATAAAAATAAATGGAAATCTGCTAAATTGTTTTGTGAGAAAAAAGGAATGATATTTAAAATTATGACAGAAAAAGAATTATTTAGACAACATAAAAAATAATTAATCAATGGAGATTGCTAATGGAAAAGAGTGAAATTACAAGAAATATTTTATCGGATATAACAGTCTATAATAAATATGCTAAGTATGTTGCTAATGTAAAAAGAAGAGAAAATTGGGGTGAAATTGTTTATAGATATATAGATATGATGGTTAAAAAATATCCACAATTAGAACAAGAAATTTATGATAATTCAATATTAATAATGGATAAAAAAGTTTTCCCATCAATGAGAGGGCTACAATTTGCAGGTAAGGCTGTTGATATAGCACCTAATAGATTATATAATTGTTCATTTAGAGCAATTGATTCATTGGATGCTTTTTCTGAAATAATGTTTTTACTTCTTGGTGGTAGTGGTGTTGGGTATTCTGTTCAAAAGCACCATATAAATAAATTACCTGAATTAAAGGGTAAATTAAAAAATAAAAGGAATAGAAGATATTTAATATCTGATAGTATCGAGGGTTGGGCGGATGCTATTAAAGTTTTAACGGAAGTATATTTTAATAATAAAAGAGATGTCACTTTTGATTATTCTGATATTAGACCAAAGGGGTCAAGATTGGTTACAGCAGGTGGAAAAGCACCTGGACCACAACCACTTAAAGATTGTATTCATAATATAAGAAAAGTTCTTGATACTGCGATAGAAGAGCGTGGTGTTGCTACAAAGATAAAACCAATAGAAGCTCATGATATTGCTTGTTATATTGCAGATGCAGTTCTTGCAGGTGGTATTCGGCGGTCTGCGATGGTTTCTCTTTTTTAGTTATTCAGATAATGAAATGATGAATTGTAAATCGGGGAATTGGTATGAATTAAATCCACAAAGAGGTAGAGCAAACAATTCTGTGGTATTATTAAGACATAGATTAAAGAAAAAAGATTTTGATAATATTTTTAATAGAATTGAATTATCAAGAGCAGGAGAACCTGGATTTTTTCTAACAAATGATAAAGAGCTTGGATCGAATCCTTGTTTTACATCTGATATGAAATTAAAAACAAAGGATGGGTTTAAATCATTTGGTGAATTGAATGGTAGTAACCACATTCTCATAGGTGAAGATGGAAAAGAATATGATGGAAAAGTTTGGTCAAATGGTATTAAATTTGTGATTCAATTAAAAGATAGTGTAGGTAGAATTTATAAATGTACACCTAATCATATATTTAAACTTATTGATGGCTCTGAATGTAAGGCAAAGAATTTGAGAGGTAAAACATTAAAGAATTTTAATAAAAATGAATCAATATCAAAAATAATAAGCATTAAAGATATTGGAGAAGAAGAAGTTTTTGATTTTAATATTCAAAATGAAGAACATTGGGGTGTTGTATCAACATTCTAATGATAGAAAATAGTGGTGTTATTGTGCATAATTGTATGGAAATTTCACTTAAATCTTCTCAATTTTGTAATTTAACTACCATTGATGTGTCTGATATTGATTCACAAGATGAATTAAATAAAAGAGCAAAAGTTGCTACATTTTTTTGGTACACTACAATCAGGATTTGTTGATTTTTCATTATCTTGGTGATGAATGGAGACAAAATTGTGAAGATGATTCATTGTTGGGTGTTTCTATGACAGGAATAGCAAGTGGTACTGTAATGAAATATGATATTAAAGAAGCCTCAAAATTGACAGTTGAAGAGAATAAAAGAGTTGCTGAAATAATTAATATTAATCCATCTAATAGAATTTGTTGTGTTAAGCCTGAGGGGACTGTTTCATTAGTTGCAGGTACAAGTTCAGGTATTCATGCTTGGCATTCAAAATATTATATCAGGAGAATGTCACTAAATAAGGATGAAGCATTATATAAGTATCTTAAAAAGGCAATTCCAGCATTAGTTGAAGACAGTGTATTTGAGCCTAATAAAACAGCGTATCTTATAATACCAATTAAAGCACCTAAAGGTTCTATACTTAGAAGTGAAAGTGAAATAGATATTTTAGAAAGAGTTAAATTTTTTAATGAGAATTGGATTAAACCATCACACATTAAAGGGTCTAATACTCATAATGTTTCTTGTACGATTAATATAAAAGATGGTAATTGGAATACTGTTAAAGAATGGATGTGGGAAAATAGAGATTATTATACAGGAATATCATTATTCCCTTATGATTCAGGTTCATATGTTCAAACACCATTTGAAGAATGTACTAAAGAAAGATATGAAGAATTATTAACTCATGCAAGAAATATAAACCTTGATAAAGTGATTGAAGAAGAAGATAATGTTGATTTAAAAATGGAACTTGCTTGTGCAGGTGGGGGTTGTGAAGTTCAATAATATTATGAATATTGAAAATTTTAAATTATTGTTTAATAATAGAATTTTATTTACACCAAATATTAATTCAGCCACATTCTATACCAATATTAAGAAAAATGATGATATTGGTATAGAATATGTTGATGGTTTTTCTTTATGTTGTTTTGACTATGGCTATAAATTTACTAATGGAATAAAGATTAGTGGTTTTAATTTATTCCATAATACATCTATCGAAAATAATTTTAATAATTGTAAGATAGAAACAATTTTAAAATATAAATTAACAGAAAAAGTTATATCTGAATATTGTAAATTGTTTGATGATAATCTTGATAAATTGTTTATTAATAGTAATTTTAAATTTTATAGTACAAATAAAAACACATATATTATAGTTGATGATGTATTATATAAATTATTCCACAAATATAATGATAGACAAATCATTAATGAATGGTATAAATTTAAAATATCTAATAATGAAAATACAGCATATTCCCAATATTTAGAAACATCAATTAAAATTCCAAAAAAATTAAAAAATATTGATAAACAGTTTATCGTTGATTTATTTAAGAATAATTTTATAACTATGCTAAACAAAATATTATTAATAGGAGATTGAATGAAATTTTTTAACACAAATGTTTACGGATTGGATGAATCAATTAAATCTTCATCATATCCAATGGCTATAGATGTTATTGATGATTATAATATAACTGATAATGATATTAAAAGAGCTAAAAAATTAGGTTCAAGTAAACCAAATTCAGGACATGATTGTTTTTTAAAGGGGATCATTGTTCAATATGATTTAACAGCACCAGCATATATATTACCACAATTTATGAGATACCATTTTCAAGATATTATTTCAAGTCAATCAAAGATGCACAAAATTCAGAATATGGACATTAACGGTCAATGTAATAAATGGGTTTTGGATGAAATGAAAGAATTATCTAAAAAATTGATTAATTTTTATAATGATACTGATTGGAATGTTGCTAGTAATATTTTATGGGATGATGGTTATATTTATAATAAACAAGATTTTTTTCATTTGATAATTTCTAATTTACCACAAGGTTTGGAATTGACTGCAAGAATAGTTACAAATTATTTACAATTAAAAACAATATATTCACAAAGGAAAAATCATAAATTATATGATTGGAATCAAGATTTTGTTTTGTGGGCTGAAAAATTACCTAAATTTTTAGAGTTAATAAATAATTAAAATGATAGTTAAAAAAATACATGAAATTGAATATGCAAATGATGTGTATAATTTAAAAGTAAAAGATAATAATAATTATTTTGCTGATGGATTACTTGTATCTAATTGCCATGGTGCTAAAGCATATTCAATAACTCAACTTGGTAAAAAGTGTATAAACACTGATTATAGGATAGGATTAACAGGAACATTACCAAGTAATAGAATAGATTCTTTAAATATAAAATCTGTTTTAGGTGATGTTGTTTTTACGCAAAAAAGTAAAGAATTAATTGATAAGGGAATATTATCAAAAATAACAATAGCTAATTTATTATTAAAATATCCTGATGATGTTATTAAAATCTATAAGCCCAAATATAATAAAGATACTAAAAAAATGATAAAAACAACATATCAACAAGAGGAAAAATTTTTATCGGAATATACTAAAAGAAATAAAATTTTTAAATTTATTTTTAAACACATAAAAGATAAAGAAAATAGTTTAATACTTGTTCGTAAAGTTGCACATTTAAAAATGATTGAATCTTATTTAGAAGAATGTTTAGATGATAAATATAGTATTTTTATCGTACATGGGAAAATAAACACAAAGCAAAGAGAATCTATAAGAAAACAAATGGAGCATGAAGAAAATGCAATAATTATAGCAACATATCAAACATTCAAACAAGGTATAAACATAAAAAAATTACATAATATTATTTTAGGTAGCTCAATGAAGTCTGAAATTACAATTCCACAAGCAATAGGAAGAGGGTTAAGAAAACATAAAAGTAAAGATAAAATGATATTATGGGATATAATTGATGATATTAGATGGAGTAAATCAGGATTAAATCATGTGTATAAACATTTCAATGAAAGATTGAAATTATATGATGATGCAGGTTTTAAATATTTTACAAAAAAATTAGAACTTGATAGTTTATAATAGAGGAGATTTTTGTGTTAAATAAATGTAATAGTTGTGGAAAGTTTACTAAAAAGGGTGTTGAATTGTGTGATTCTTGTATTGAGTCTTCAGAAAATCAAGTTAAATTAGATAAAAATGGAGATAAAGCTACAGGTACTATAATAACAAAAAATAGACCAAAAACTCTTGATGAAATGATTAATTTATTTGATATTGATTTAGATATATGGTATCCTGAAAGATCAACTATAAATTCATGGGATGTTACTACTAAAGATGGAAATGTTTATACTAATTATCAAGTTAAAGTTTTTTTCAAAAGAAATAATGTTGCATGGTCTTATGATAAAATAAAAGATGATTTTATTGTTGCAGTTAAAAATCATGTGGTTAAATATCCTAAAATTAAATACAAAAAACAAAAAAATAAAGAAAATAATTTACTTGAAATAAATATTGCAGATTTGCATATTGGTAAATTATCTTGGGGTAAGGAAACAAACGAAAATTATGATACTAAAATAGCGTGTGAAAGATTTATAAACACTTTACACACGACTATAGATAAAGCAAAAACTTTTAATTTTAATAAAATATTATTTCCAATTGGAAATGATTTTTTTAATACTGATAATAAGTTAAATTTAACTTCAAATGGAACACCTCAAGATGTTGATATTAGATGGCAAAAATCTTATAAAATAGGTAGAGAATTGTTAATAAAAGGTATTGATTATTTAAGTCAATTTGCACCTGTTGATGTTGTAGTAATTCAAGGAAATCATGATTTTGAAAGAATGTATTATGTTGGAGATACTTTAGAATTGTGGTATTCTAATAATCCCAATGTTACTGTAAATAATAATCCAACGAGTAGGAAATATTATAAATATGGAGATGTTTTACTTGGATTTACACATGGCTCAAGTGAAAAAATTTCAGATTTACCTTTGATTATGGCTCATGAATCAAAAGACTGGTCAAATACAAAATTCAGAGAAATTCATATAGGACATTTACATCACAGAAAAGAAATAAAATATTTATCAACACAAGAAATAAAAGGTGTTGTTGTTAGATATTTAAGAAGTTTGAGTGGGACGGATCAATGGCACTATTCAAAAGGTTTTGTCGGAAATATTAAAGGATCTGAGGCTTTTCTTTGGAATAATAATAGCGGATTGATTTGTATGTTTGAGAACAATTTAGTTTTATAAGAATTTTTTAAAACAATTTGCAATTGAAGTGATTTAACTACTAATAGTTTTGTCACTTTTTTATTATATAAATAATTTAGAGAAAGTAATTTTAATGTGAGGTAATTATGAGTTTTAAAGATTATTTAACAAAAAAGAATATTGTTGTTAAAAATAATAATTCAACTGTTGTTCAAGAAACCGTCAAGAAAACAACTAAAATAAAAAAATTAAGTGATTATTCAACTGAAGAGTTGTATGAAGAATTAAATAAAAGAGAAAATAATAAGAAAAAAGAAATTCTTGAATTAAAAAGCAATCCAACAGATTACGCATCTATGATTTTAGAAGATTCTACATTTGATAATAGTAAAGTTGGAAGTACAAATAAATTAAATAATAATGAAAATATTATGAGTCATGCAATGGACATTCTTTAAAAGAGGTGGAATATGCCAAATATAATAACAAATATTTATAAAAATGAAGCAACAGGTGGTAATGTATCATTATCAGGTGATACTTTTTATTGTGCATTACTTGGATCTACAATTGCGGATGTTGAAACAAGTGCAATAAATAATTATACAGAGTATTCAGATGTTGTTACATATGAATTACCTAATGGTAATGGTTATGCGACAAGTGGTGCTGAAATAACAGGAACATCATTATCAGCGGATTCAACGAATAATAAAAGTATTTGGGTTGCTGATGACATAACATGGACATCTTCAACATTCACTGTTAGAGGAATTGCTATTTATAAAGATGGTGGTTATCCATTAATAGGGGTTTCGGTTTTTGATTCAGATGAAGATGTTAATAGTTCATCATATATTCTTAAATTTACAAATGGAATATTAAATATTAATTAAAGGAATTATTATGAAAGATGTGGAGAAATTTAGAAAATTTATTAATTCTAAAGACATTGTTATTGAAGAAAAAGAAAAAGATAATATAATAACAG